GATGGACAGATTGCAGCCCAAGAACAAATTGCAAATTTGACTATGGACTCAGCAAGACTGAATGCGATGAAAGTTGCAAATGAAACTAGACCTAAGAAAGAAGTTAACATTACCCCGCAACAACAGAGGCCAAATGTTACTCCAGACCCTCGTGCAGAGGACTGGGCAGCTAAAAATACGTGGTTTGGTAACAATTCTGCAATGACTTATACGGCTTTTGATATACATAAGAAGCTCGTAGAAGAAGAAGGTTTTGATCCTAAATCAGATGAATATTATAGTGAGGTAGATAAAAGAATAAGACTTGAATTCCCTCAGAAATTTGATAAGATGGAATCAAATACTACAGATAGAGTAAAACCTACTCAAGCTGTAGCTTCAGCTAAACGTTCAGCTAACACAGGACGCAGAAAAACTGTCAAACTCACACCTTCACAGGTAGCAATTGCTAAAAGATTAGGTGTGCCACTTGAAGATTATGCAAAACAATTAAAAATCACGGAAGGAGTATAAGCATATGGAAAATGAAAAAGTAAAAACTTCACGTGCGAGTCAGACTAGAGAGCAAGAAGCTCGAAAAGTTGTATGGACTCCACCCTCATCACTCGATGCACCCCCTGCGCCAGAAGGTTTTAGGCATAGATGGATAAGAGCAGAGTCAATGGGATTTCAAGATACCAGTAATATGGCTGCAATGCAGCGATCTGGCTGGGAACTCGTAAGAGGAGATGAATATCCCGATTCTAAATATCCAGTCTTAAACGAAGGTAAATACGCAGGAATGATCGGAGTGGGAGGCCTTGTGTTGGCAAGGATACCAGAAGAGATCGCGAAGGCTCGTGAAGAATATTTTAATAAACAGAACGAAGCCAAAGAAGAAGCAATAAACAACGATCTTATGAAGGAACAACATCCAAGTATGCCGATCAATAGTGATCGACAGACTCGTGTAACCTTCGGTGGTACAAAGAAAAACTAATTATTTAGTAATTCCTAAACCAGCGATTTATATCAACCAGTTTATTCTCACTTAGAGAGGATAAACGTAAAGGAGACAATAATGGCTAATGAAACAGGCGGATTTGGTCTTAGATCAGTTTACACTTTAGGTAGCTCACCAGCTACTCAAGGTCTATCTGAGTACCCAATCGAAACAGCTCCTGGTAAGGGACTATACCAAAACGATCCAGCATCTAAACAATGTGCGGGTAGTATTGGTTACTTACAGGACGCAGCTAATGCCACTATGGATGATGGAAAAACAGGAGGAGCAGGATGGGCAATCAACACAGCAAGTATTTTACCAATGACTGGTGTATTTAATGGTGCTTTCTATATAGCAAGCGCTACAAGTAAACCAACTTGGGCAAATTTTGTTGCGTCTGGTACTGCATTCGGCACCGACTATAATACCGGTTCATCAGACGGCATAGGTTTCGTTAATGATAATCCTACACAGGAATACGTAGTGAAAGCTGCTGCAGCAACAACTGTAGCAATTATGATTCCTAGCTTAACATACAATGTGGCTGACCTTGGTACTTCGTACCAAAATGGTCAATCTACAGTTAAGTTAGCAACTGGCGCTTCGGCGGCAGCTGGATCAAGTCAATACGCGTTTCAAATTGTAAGAGTCGCTAACGACCCTTTAAACTCGGACAATAGTGCTATCAACTCTAACCTTATCGTTAGATTTGCACCAGGCTCTATTATGTCCATTAAATACTAAGGAAGGATAGGAGTATAAACTATGGCAATATCAAGAGCACAACTAGTAAAAGAACTAGAGCCAGGTCTAAATGCACTATTTGGACTTGAGTATAAACAATATGTAAACGAAGCAGCTGAGATTTTCGAAACAGAAAACAGTGACAGAGCTTTTGAAGAAGAAGTAATGTTATCTGGTTTCGCGAATGCATCAGTTAAACCTGAAGGTCAAGGCGTAACTTTCGACAGTGCGCAAGAAACTTTCACAGCACGTTATACAAATGAAACAATCGCACTTGCGTTCGCGATCACTGAAGAAGCGATCGAGGACAACTTGTACGATAGACTTGCAAGCAGATACACAAAAGCTTTAGCAAGATCTATGGCTAATACAAAACAAGTTAAAGGCGCGGCGGTTTTAAATAACGCGTTCACAGCAGCCTATGCTGGTGGAGATGGTAAGGAGCTTTGTGCTACTGACCACCCAACACTAGCGGGATCTTTTTCAAATGAATTGGCTACAGCAGCTGATTTAAATGAAACATCTTTAGAACAAGCATTGATCGACATTGCAGCGTTCACAGATGAAAGAGGATTGAAAGTTGCAGCTAGAGGAATGAAATTAATTATTCCTTCTGCTCTTCAATTTACAGCTGAGAGACTTATGAAGTCTAAAGGCAGAACGGGCACAGCAGATAACGACATCAACGCAATCAATAATATGGGTGCGGTTCCTGAAGGTTATGTAGTTAATCACTACTTAACTGACACAGCGAAATGGTTCGTTAAAACTGATGTACCTAATGGCTTGAAGCACTTCACAAGAGCACCATTGAAAACTTCAATGGAAGGTGACTTCGATACTGGTAACGTTAGATACAAAGCTAGAGAGAGATACGTTTTCGGATTCTCTGACCCTAGAGGTATCTTCGGATCAGCAATATAATAAAATAACTATTTTGAGGCGGAACACAGTTCCGCCTCAATCTTAAAATACGGTGTAGAAATGAAGAAATTCCTAGTACAATTGTGGGCTTACGATTATCACGCTAAATTTGAAGTTTTAGCGGAAGATAATGCTAATTCTATTGAATTAGCAATCCTTGACAAACTAGGACAAAAAGGTGTAAAGTGGGAATATATCGGTGNAAAAAGTATGGATCATCGATGTAAACGCATAACCTATGAGGAGGTTANTNATGATACAAGANCTNTACAGTCAAAAACGGTCCTTGGAGTTGAAGTGGCAGTTGGAGTATGAGCAAAGNGGTAAATATACTCTTAATATGGTNGAAATTGATANNNCNATTAAAAACATTATTACTGAGATCAAACTGGAAGAACGTAAAATTGCAGATAGAGAAAATGCAATTATTAATTCAGCTCCCCAAGTTTCAGTGGCAACTTAAATAGTCACTCGTTAGAAATCGTACATTCTCCGCAGGGATACCTTGCACTCTCAATAAAATTCATATATATTTTAATTACTATACAATTATTAATTAGATCTAGACGCGTATAGTCGACGGCCTAGAGACTAGATCTAAATTAACTAGGAGGATATAATATGGCAACAACTACCTTTTCGGGACCGATAAAAGCGGGAACGATTTATAATACGACTGGAAGTACAATTGGTACAAATGTAACCAATGTTGGATCAGTAGTAATGGCACAATCTGTTGTGTTAGACATCATTGGAGCAGACGCGTTAAATCAACGTGTAGCAATTGTTCCAGCAAATTCACAAATTATAGATGTAATTTTAAACGTTACAACTGTGAATAATGATAGTGGAACAGCAACCGTATCTATTGGTACAAGTGCAGACGATAATGCATTCATTAGTTTAGTAAATGTTAAAGCATTAGCAACTACACACGGTACTTTAGACACTGAAGCAACTGATGTTGGAAGTACAGACTTAGAAGTATTTGCAGATTTCGTAGCAGGAACTGAAGATGGCTCTACAGGAGCTGCAACAGCAACTGTTTTGTATATGCAAAATAACAACTTAAGCTAATAAAATACTGTGAGCTCCTTCGGGAGCTCACTTAAATTAATAAGGAAAAAATATGAGTACATATCCAGTAGATATAAAAATTAAAAGGATAACAAGTACCGTGGCTAACCAAGAAATTTTTGCGGGACCCGCAAGAATTTTAGGATTTTCGGCTAATTGTACAGCAGGAGCAGGAACGATTGATTTAGAAGATGATGGAACATCTTTAGGTATTTGGGGAACTCCAAATGGTTCTTCAAGTCCAATGGTTTATAATGTTACTTTACCTGGTACAGGTATTAAATGTAATACTAAGCCCACTTGTTCTTTAACTACAATTGCGGATGTAACATTCTACTACGGCTAGGAGGATAAATGGCAACGTCGGGAACAACGACATTCAATCCTTCGATTGATGACATTATTGAAGAAGCTTATGAAAGAACAAACATAAGAGGCGCACGAACGGGCTATCAATTAAAAAGTGCTAGACGTTCATTAAATATTTTATTGTCTGAATGGGGAAATAGAGGTATTCACCTTTGGAAAATTAAATTAGCAAGCGTTCCTCTAGTAGAAGGTCAAGCTTTATATAATTGGACTTCTGATACTACAAATTTTCCTACTGATATAAGTGATGTTCTAGAAGCTTATGTTAGAAATAATACTACAGCAACAGCGCCCGTAGATACGGCTTTATCTAAAATAGATAGATCCACTTATTCTGCATTACCTAATAAATTATCAAAAGGTACTCCTTCACAATATTATGTTCAAAGACAAGCGTATGTAAGAAACGCAGCAGGAACTATAACTGCTTCACCAAATATTTATTTATACACAACACCAAGCTCAAGTTTTTCTGGAGCAAATTATAAAGTTAATTTTTATTATATGGCACAGATAGAAGATGTGGGTTCTTATACAAATACTTCAGATGTAATTTTTAGATTTTATCCGGCATTAATTTCAGGACTTGCTTATTATTTAAGCATCAAATATTCTCCTGATAGAATGGCAGATTTAAAAATGATATATGAAGATGAATTAGCTAGAGCAGTGGCAGAAGATGGTCAAAGAACATCTACATATATTACACCACAAACATTTTATGGAGATGGAGTATAATGGCTGGAGTTTTTGCTAGAGGAAAAAGATCAATGGCTATTTCTGATAGATCAGGAATGGCGTTTCCCTATAGAGAAATGGTAAAAGAATGGAATGGTTTTTTAGTTCATTATTCAGAATATGAACCTAAACAACCACAATTAGATCCAAGATTTCACGGAGGAGACCCACAAGCATTAAGAAATGCAAGACCACAACCGGCATCGGTTACTAGTTTAATTATGTTAAGTACTAATCCTTTTGAAACTATAAAATATGGAGGAAGCACTTTTGTAAATGTTTTTTCAATTGATCATCAAAGATCAACTGGTGATAAAGTAAGATTCAGAGGACCGCCAGTTGTAACGGCGNCTGGTCCGGGTGGAGCCGATGAAGCGGACGTAACAAATTTACAACAATTTATAAGTGTTCCTACCTTTGATAATATAAGTGATATTAGTGCGGCAGGAGGATTTACAATTACCGTTGGACAGAAAAATT